CGGAACCGTTAAATCGCTGAGACCAGAACAATATTTCATACTTGATTTGCCCATACCAAAATCCCAGACCGCGCCTATAACTATTTATGACTGTATGGATTTTTTTACAACAAAAGAACCAATGTATGGGGAAAATGCGTGGTTCAACGACAAAACTGGTCAAAAAGAAGATGCTCATAAAAGAACGTTGTTTTGGAATTTCCCCAATGTGTTAATCATCGCATTAAAACGTTTCGAGTATATAGGAACACGCTGCTTTAGAATAGATTCGCAAATAGAGGCGCCTATAACAGGACTCGATTTGTCGAAATATGTTTCTGGATATAGCCCCAAAAAATACGTGTACGACCTCTATGGTGTATGTAATCATATTGGCGGACCAACTGGCGGTCATTATACCGCTTATGTTAAAAACGTTGCTGGAAAGTGGTTGAACTGTAATGATGAACATATTTCAATTATCGAAAATACATCCGAAATAATAACCCCCATGACGTATTGTTTGTTTTACAGAATAATCAATAAATAATAATATGATATATTATATTATGTCGTCGGCAACAGACCTTTCAAATAATAACGTAGAACAAAAGGCACAAATTCAAGCAACTAACAACGACAATCATTTTGACCAGAATACACTGCTACTTACATTGGGGTTTTTAGCCGTATATTTTATTATTCATATATTTTTAGGGTTTTTCTACAGTAAAGATGACCCAAATTATCATTCACTAAAAAGCCGAATGGTTGATATAGTTGTTTTGATTTTGGTTATTGGAGGAGGTGCGCTATACTTTTTTTCGCTGGACCAGCAATCCAAAGACGAGTTTTTACCGCAATTCTTGAATGGACTAAAGGCATATTTGAATAATTCATATTCAATTATAGAGGTGGGTTTGTTTTTGATGTTATTCTATCTTGGTATATACATTTTAGGTATTCCAATGACGGCAGAAGACAAACCAACTTCTATAGCGTTTTTTGAATCAAAGGCGTATATTTTCCTGGCTATATTGTTAATCGTACAATTTTTCAAGTATGTTTTGAAAATTCCAATTCTTGATGTTATTTTTGGGGGATTAGATTTAGTTACGTTGTTTCCTAATAGTGAGGCGCCGAATATTCCGGGATTGGTTGTCCCAGTAAAAAAAGACGAGGTTTTCAATATTTCAAACAACCTCTATTCTTACAATGATGCACAATCTGTATGTAGTGCTCTGGGAGCACGGTTGGCGACTTATGATGAAATAGAAGATGCATACAATGGCGGTGCCGAATGGTCAACCTACGGTTGGAGTGAGGGACAACACGCATATTTTCCTACGCAAAAGACCACATGGAATAAACTCCAAAAAGTAAAAGGACATGAACACGATTTAGGAAGACCTGGTGTTAATGGAGGTTATTTTTCTAACCCAAATGTGCGTTTTGGTGTGAATTGCTACGGTGTTAAACCGCCAATTACAGACGCAGAAAAAGCAGTAATGGACGCAAAACGAAACCGCATTTACCCAAAAACTGCCGAGGATGCGCTTGTTGATTCCAAAGTGGAATTTTGGAAGAAAAACAAAGACAAACTGATGGTGGTGAGCGGATTCAACAATGACGAGTGGTCTCGATACTAATTGTGAATAAAAAATAATATATACATTTCTTGAATATATTATTACAACAATGATAATCGGACTATGTGGGGCTTGTGGAGTGGGAAAAGACACCGTCGCAAATATTCTCGTGAATGATCACAGATTCATTAAACTCTCGTTTGCGGCTGCGCTCAAAGACGTGGTGTCGATTGTATTTTCGTGGCCGCGTGAAATGTTAGAAGGCGAGACCCCTGCGTCTCGTACTTGGCGAGAAACGATTGACCCATTTTGGACAAAGAAGACAGGGATTGTCGATTTCACACCCAGAAAGGCGCTCCAAATTGTAGGGACCGATTTATTTCGAAATCGGCTTTATGAGGACATTTGGATTGATATTGTGGAAAATAAAATCGCCAAAATATTAGAGGCGCGTCCCGACGCGCGTATAGTAATCACGGATTGTAGATTTGAAAATGAAATTGGTCTTGTTCAAAAATTTCACGAGGCACGTATTATTCAAATAGTAAAATCTCATATTCATTATTCCCCTGTATATAGCGATTTCACAATACAAAATGACGGTTCACTTGAAGAATTGAAATCCGCTATAGATTATCGTGTAAAAACCTTGTGAATTATACAATTACAATTTGTTGTTTTTTTTGGTGCAGCGGCCCTCATTTTGGCGCGGCGATTTGATATGGTGCTTGCACCTACACCAGACCCCGCAACATATTTATTATCAATGCTTGCAGGCACTCCTAAAATCATACCAATCGGCAATAGTCTTCCCATTTGTGATATATAATATGTTATATAAAATATTATATTGTATTTGATCTTGACCGTTTTATCATTAGCATGATATTTTGCGTTGAAAGCTCCTTTATTTTTTTCATAATATACGAAACCACCGATGTATGGACGAATGGATGTTCCTCATAAACACGTATGTCTATATTGAATCCATTGGTTTGTTTAGAAACTGGATAAAACACCGTATCAAACTTGTGCAATTGTATTGACTCGACCGCCGTTTTAAACGAATTATCAATCAACTGTTTTACATACATATTCAGTCCATTCATATAGCACCCATGGGTTCGCGAACAAACAGGTATTCCTATACATTGACGAAACCAATAATTATTAAATTTTCGGACGCGTTTGAAACCACCTTCATCGTCACATGAATAACAAAATTCCTCTACATCACAATAGAAGAAAAACGTTTTTTTATATTTTTCGTCGTATATAAGGTTGAATAAATCATCAGTTTCAACGGCAAAAATTTTAATATCCATCCAATATCTATATACTATATATTGTTATGTCTAAATATGTTTGGTCTATTATGATTGTCTCCATCGTCAGATGGTTTTAAATATTCTACCCCGTATTTTTCGCACCATAATATAGAATTTCGCATATTTGCTCGATATGGTTGTTTTGGATAAATGCCTACAGAAGAAATGTCTAATATTGACTGGTGTTTTTTATTTTCAAGGACGCGATATATATTTTCCAATTGTTGTTGTCCTATAATAGTGTTACATTCTTCCATCTTGTTCTTGAAGAAAATCGGTAATTGGATTTTTGATAATAAACTGGTAACGCATGACCCTTTGTTTTTTATTTTCTCAACCGTTTTTTCAAAAAAATGATAATAGTATTTATAGTTTGAAAATAAAAAATTATTACAGACCAAAAAGCGTTCAGAACTATATATGTTTGATACGTTTGGCTTTATAATATACGTCTTTTCATACATTGATGATAATATAAATACAAGTTCAGCAGTTGTCCTGAGAAAACAATCATGAAGTTTAACAATGATTGTTCCTTTGTGTGCCTGTGTACAAACCGCCTGAGTTATTTCAATAAACAGGTCTTCAAACCGCGATTGTTCGGAACCGTTTTTATCACCGCCTTCGCAATAAATCAGGTCAGCGCAATTCATATATTGGTCGGTTGATAAATAGGTGGAATTGACGAGTGTATGAATATGAGGCGAGTCATTATTGATTGGCTGTGAAAACCCATAGTATTTGTCGTTTTGATTTTTTCGTAAATTATAAATAGGTTCAATTGCTTCACACATATTTGGAGAGAATGAAAACATTACAAATCCGACTGCTTTATAATCTTTGAAATTAAACCTTATACAATGGGTTATTTCTAATATATTAAAATACAAGTCCGATAGTGGTTTGTATACACTAATTTGGGGAACATATGCATATTCATTTGCGTTTTCTTCCCACACATCCGATATTTCTTGCCTTTTTATATTTAATTCAGTCAAATAACGGAATAATGAAAATGATAAAAAAATTTTCACAGGTTCTTTATCTATTATACAATCAATATATTTCCATGCGTTATTTGATAATTTGGGAAAATGGACGATAGACATACAAGCTATTATTCATTTGAAAATATGTTTATATAAGTTTATATATCTTTATTTATTCATCGCTACCATTGTCTGTAAATATGACTGCTTCCGACCGCAGTTCGGTTTCGTCATCTTGAATTGGTGAATATTTATCTAATACAACACGTTTTGGAGCACCACGTTTTATCTTTATTAATGGTGCATTTTTCAAAGCCTCTTTCGCAGCCTTTTCCAAGCCTTCTTTTTTCTTATCTTCTTCCGCCACGTATTTGCGCATTTCTTGTTTTCCCTCTTCTTCTGTAATCTCAATTATCTTTGTGATTTTTTCAGTATCAACACTGTGTGTTTTTTTGAATATCATGTATCGGTTTAAGAATGAAATCTTCTTTTCTTCTTCTGACATTTCTGTTGCTTTGCGATACCATTTTTTAGAGTCCGGATTTAGTTCCACATCTTTGCTCATATTCTGGAATAAATCACTGAACATTCCGCTTCCGCGGGTGAATCCAAAAGACATCGCCTCCTCATTGGAGACCAATTTGAATCCATAGTTCTCCATTAAACGGCACAAATAATCAAAATTCACCAAATACTCGACTGCATATTTATTAATCGACTCCTGAAACACGTCTATTGCATATCCAAGACTGCTTTCGTCGTCGAAAAACCCGGTATAATCATACATCTTTTTGATTTCGAAAATCTTTTTACTATCTACATGGATGGAGACGCTTTCTTTTGAACGCAAACTGTTGAATACGGTTTGGCCGTCGTAGCCAGTCGCAACAAAGTATCCATTGACTTTGGTGCACTCCGACAAGTTTCGCATAAAACTGTTGATGGTAGTTTTATTCTCAAAGAAGTAATGAATCGCAAACTGACATGAACTGACGTTGAATCCCTTTTCGCCGACGCCGTAATTCTTATAGACAGCACGTGGCAAAACAGTTTGGTCTTTCGCTCCTTTTCCGAAAACGCTGTTGGCTATTTCTCGCTCTTTTTCTGTGAAGAATGCCTCACCGTTTCGAATATTAAGGCTACTGTTTCCGGGCAAATAAATTGCGTCAAATAGTCGGTTTGTGCGTTTGCGTTCATTCAAATATCGCGCACACGCTCCGTCTCGTTGATTATAGATGTTGTCTTTCGAAACGTCAATTCCAAATACAAATTTGATGCCTGAGTATTTCCATTTGGACAAGTCGCCTG